CCTGTAACTGCTGTCTTTAGCTTTGATCCGGGATTATCCCTTCTGTACTTAGCTACACCTTTCTTGGTCATACCTGCACCCTTTTTAGTTGGGCGTTTCTGACCACCACTTATGGTGTGACCTTTCATTGTACCTTTGCTAGACATTGTTACTCCGTAATTGTCAAGAGGGCAAGTTGCCCTGCCCTCTCAAGTTTAGTTGTTAGACACCTGTCTGAACTGAAGCAGTCTGAACCATTGTAGTTGGATCACCAATGTCGGCAACCAAAGCAATAACTCTAAAACGTACTACAGCAGAATCTGCACCCAAGATTTTAACTTGGATAGCATCAGCGGCTATAACGATGTTAATACCTGCAGCAGTAGGGTGAAAGTTGTAGATGGCATCAGCATTTCCATCAACGCCATCACAGAAAGCGTCAATGTCAGCAGATGTACCAACATCAAAAGTCACACTAGAACCACCAGCTTCAAGAACATCCAAGCAACCACCAAGAACGATGGAGTTGTCAGGAAGGTCAATCACCTTGATGATATCATTAGCTGTAAGGTTTGCATCAGCAGCATCAAATATTTTGGACTGCATGATATAAGGTCTGATTGCGTGAGCAGGGTGACCTACAGTTCCCCCACCAGTTATGGTGAAATCAATAGTAGCCATTAGTTATACCCCCTATGCAAAATCTATAACGCCACGAACAATTGCTTCTTGTCTTAGGACTTTTCTTCCAAAAACATGCAATCCTCGAACAACGTCAGAGAAGGACTCAGTTGAACGTACCACTTCAGTCTTAGCGATGTGAGACGCTGTAGCCATAGCAGAAATGTGACCTGCAAGAACAATATTCTCAGAAGCATCTGTAGCTAATGTAGCTGATCCATCTGTTAATGTTACTTGGTCAATTCCACCAGTGCTGTTTAAGGCAGTAGTCTTATAACATCTAAAGCCTGCTAAAGTACCAACAGTTGCTAAACCATTTCTTAATGCAGAAGTTTGGTCGCCTGTTATATTTACTTCAGCTATTTTATTTCCAGCTTGAAAAGCTTTCTGATAAAATATCGGAGGTGCTACAAACCATCTGTTTTCTTCAGGAACAGATTGGTCGTCAAGAAGTCTAGCCATCGCAAGCATCATATTGATACCGTTGTCGTCTGTCTCAACGTTGATAGGAGCATTAGCTGTTCCTATATCACCTGCCGCAGCAGTAGTTGTTAAAGTTGTACCCGATACTGCAGAAGCTGCAATTCCAGCAGAATCTGACATATTTTGAAGAATATTTGCATCAAACTTTCTTTTTAGTGCATATGCACCTGAAGAAGTTGCTAACGCTTCAAAGTTGACATGTGAATGTCTTTCTTCGATATCGTCAATCTTAAATGCAAAAGCATTAGCTTGGTCAACGGTCATTGTTATCTGATCGTCAGCTAAGTCTTGAGGGTTAACGACAGAACCTCTCTGGTACGCAGCCACAGTAAGTGTTGGTTCTTTCATTATCTTGATAGTATCGCCAAAGTTTTCAATTTCGCCAGTATAGTCGGTATTCGTAATATCTTCTGCAACCGAAGCTCTACGGAAGAACTTAAGAACTTTTTGACTAAAGATTTCGGGTGCAAAGTTACCTGACGGTAAGTTTCCATACCCTGAACTTGTAGTAAAAGCCATTATAGTATCCTTCCTCTATTTGAGGTTAGTTTATTGAGTTATTCGCCCTTCTGCTCGTGCTTGATCTATTTCTTTTTCAAGACTTTCAAACTCCCACGATTTCAGCTTGGCGATGTCGGACATCTTCCAAATCTTTCCTTTTTGATTAGATGTTGCAACTTCTTTAGGTTGAGTCTTAGTGACTGTAGCTGCCGCATCTTGGTTAGACTTAGTAGGTTTCTTAGTAGATATGCCCATCTCTGCTTTATAAAGAGATACGATTTTACCTGCCCATTTAGCATCAGTATTGTTTTTATAAATACCGTCACTAAGTTGTGTAGGCTGGTCATCGAGCCACTCAGTAAATTTCTCACTGGTTTTTAACTCCCCAAAATCAGGGTGCGTGTGCATTAGTTCTTCATACGCTTTCTCTTTCTTAAGAGCTTTTTCCCTCTCTTTAACGACTTGGATTTCTTCTCGTAGACTAGCAACTGTTTGTTCAGTCTTCATACCAGAGACAGTTTCAACTACGTCAAAAACATCTGGGTACTTTTCTTTAAACTCCTGAAGTTCTTCTGCACTCTTTGGTGTAGCAGTACCTACAGGTAATTGTTGCATGTTGTCTTTAATTGCTTGAATCTCGCTAGACATTTGCTCACGTTCACTTTTAAACTGATCAAGTTTAGAGTCATAATGTTTTTTTAAATCATCATAACGTTTTTTGTAATCGTGTTCATCTGACTGCTTAGTTTCTACAAAACTTGTACTTTCCTCTTGAGTAGCCACCTCTTCAGTGGGGTCTTGAGCTTGTACTTCATCATCTTCGTCATCTCTATCCACTTCTTCACGATATTTATTCTTGTAAAGATTTGGATTGTTAGTTACTCCAAAGGAGTCATTTGGTTTGTTTGCTCTCGCACCTTTTACTTGTTTTGCCATTGTTATTACCTCATTTGTTGCAGTGCCACATGGCTGTGGGTAGCTGCTTCGGATGTCAGGGCCAGATATTAC